CTCTCCAGAGCCTTAGTACCGTTAAGGAAGTACCACTCCATATCTCTCTTAGTTTCTACTAAGCGATCCTGTACCTCACTATTAAATACATCGTTGATACCCTTAGGATTGAGGGATCTAGCTGTACCAGATACCTGTGTTACCTTTTCGATAATCTGACACACATTAGAGAGTGTTTTTCTGCTGGAAGTGATAACCTCTCCTGCCTCAGAGCCCTCTAATTTAAGATTACCTCTCTCAGAATTAAGCTCTTTCTCTCTCCATGTTACTGTAATATCCTTTGCTGGTACTACCTGCCCTCTACTCATAATCAAAGTAGTAAGCGGAGTATCTGTAGGAGATACCAGCTTAATCTCCTCTGTGAGGTCTACAACCTCATTCTCCAAAAAATCAGCTCTTTTAACCATTCCTGCCATTGTTATTTACCTCCTGTTTGAGTTATTTTGTTTTGAGGAGCTGGCTTACTCCTCATCCTCCTTGTTTCTGTATGCTCCTAACTTCTCGCTAAGCATACCCTTTACATTTCCAGCCTTTTTGTACGCATCGTACTTAGTTTCATCTTTCTTGTTAGATGAGGATCCTGTAGCTGGAGTAGATCCTTTGAGAAACTCAGCTTTAGCCTTTGCAACTTCTTTAGCCACCTCAGCATCAAAGAGCTTTTTCATACCCTTTACTCTCTCAGTGAGCTTAGTTTTACGCTCATCCTCATCTGCGATAGTTGCTAAGTCCTCTACAGCGATAAGATTTCTAAAGCCAGCATCCAGCCCCATCTCCTGTACTGCATCTACTACATCCAGCTTTAAGCCTTTGATAGTAAGATCCAGATCTCTCTTAGCCTGTGCCTGTAAGCGTTCCTGCTCCTCCGCCTGTCTACGCTCATCCTCTGTCATTTTTTCCTTAGCCTGCTTATCCGCCCACTCTTTATCACGCTTTTTGAGAGCATCCGTTACTCTCTTATCTGCCATCTTTTCATATTCTTTCTGGATCTCTGCTCTGATCTCCTCCTCTGTCTTTACCTTAGGAGTATTATCCGCACCTGCTCCAGTAGTGTTAGCGTTAGCTGTGGTATTAGTCTGGGTACCGTTACCCTGCTCCTGTGTCTGTGTAGCTGTGTTCGTGTTTACATCTGCCATAGTTGTTATCCTCCTTAAAATGAGTTATATAATGCTGATCCCTCGTAAGTTATCTGCAAAATATCCCTACTGTTTCTACATAAGTTAGGGTAAATATCTGGAGAAAATATGTATTTACTATGTAATCTTTTTTCAGTTTCTTTAGATTTTTATTTCAGAGCAAAAAAAAACTACCAGCATAACGCTAGTAGTTTATCTTTCTTATAATTGCACCATTTTATAGGGCTCTTTCTTGCTAAAATACCTGTAGTAAATAATGTTTCCTGCCTTTTTTATCTCAATATCATCTACATTAGCCATACTAAAGAGGATCCGCCTATACTCCTTAGCTAGTGTATCATCGTGTAGTAATCTCAGTACCTTATCTATCTCTCTTACACTCCACTCATAATCTGAGAGGGCTCTTTCTGCTTTGTATTTTGCCTCTATACGCTCTTTTTCTTCTTTAGCCTTAGAATATACCTCATAAAGTTTACAAGCCTCTAAAATAACGCCTGTACGCTTATCCTTGCCATAATCATAAGTCCACTCATGCTGTATTTTTACGATCCTATACTCATTAGATCTATTTAACTCTACCTCTATATGTGCTGTAGAAATTTTCTCTTTAGATACCAATAATCCAGCCTTATACAGCCTCTCAATATCTCTAGGATTATCAATAAAGCTAGTCTGCAATAAAGCTCTCTCCTCTGGTTTTAATCTCCATACTACATCTGGCTGTATCATGTACGCTTTATCTCTTAGCTCCTTAGGTATTTTTCTCCACTCAGTATTAGTAAACTCCTCAAAAGGAATACCTTTTATGTATCTATGCTCTTTGATACTAAGAAAATCTACAGCATAATGATAAAATCCATTATCCTCCCACAGATCCCTTACTATTCCAAACTTTATAACAGGATCCAGCCCCCTACTCTCAATAAAATATACTGCTTGTCCTATCTCTATCATGTTATCCGCCTCCTTTTATCTATCTTAATCAGATTTCTCCTCAAAATTTAGGCAAAAAAAAAGAGGCTAACAAGTTTTTATACCTGTCAGCCTCTTTTTCCATTACTTTTCTCTAAAATATTTACACGTTCCGCCATCTATAAATACTTTATCTGGCTTTGTAGCTGGGTATTTATACACCCCACAGCTACACTTGCTGGGATCATTTTCCATAGAATTACCTCCATACGCAAAAATACAGCCTACACAAGATTTACCATTTTCCTCCCAGTTAGAAAATTTCTCCTCTTTTAGCTCTTTTAGTCTTTCCTCATTCATTATTAGCCCTCCTATCTGTCTAAGCCCTTAAAAGCTCCTCTCTGCTGGAATTTATCATAACCTTTATCTAAAACTACCTCCATATCAATGTATGTAGTGTATCCAGATTTTTCTATTTTGGTAATTCTATAATATGCACCCCTTTGTATAATCATCTCACTTTCTCCGCCAAAAGTAGATTGTTTTTTAGTGCCATCCCAATCATCAAAGCCACTTGTATCATAATCTGCACCGCTATAATAACTAAAGGGCTCTGCATAAATCATTTTTGTACCTTTTGGGGCATAAATATTACAAATAACCTCTCCAGAAAATCCTTTACCCTTTGCGACACCTGCACTAATAAAATTGTACTGTCTACCGCCTTTTCCTATAAATTTTTGTAATTGTTCATTTGTCATAGAGCTAAAACCAGTAATTCCTAACATACTATCAATAGCCTCAGATCCACAACCTCTCTGTAGCCATATATCAAAATCATACTCTGATTTATCAATAAGTGTGGTCATTTTACGGATCTCATCTCCAGCACCCTCATAGTTAAGACTTACCTTTTTATTTCCAATCTTATTATACCACCCTCCAGCGTGTCCTGTCAGCGGTCTATTAAATTTACCACTACCAAAGGTATAATCCCAAGTAGCGTGTTTCTGAGGAGCTGTAGCCTTTTTCCACACCTTACCACATACACCTCTGAGTACTGTATCTGCATCCGATGTATTTTGAAACCAGTAAGCATCATTTTTACGCTCCTCAGAATATGGATTATCCACCCAGATACCAGCCTTTTTCTGAGCATCTTCTAACTCCTTTTTGAGAGTTTTTACTTTCTTAGCCTGTAGCTCATATTCCTTACCCTTTTTTTCAAATTCTGTAAGACTTTCTTTAAGCTGTACAAACTTTTCATAATCTGCCCCTGTTGTCTGAGATAACTGTAAATCAAAATAAGCGTACTTATTAGGTATCTTATCTTTCTTTACTGCATAATCCTCAACCGTTACATCCTGTATCCAGATACCACTATATTTACCTGTTCCATCAGTTCCTCCGCTATGAGCTAAATAAGCAAGCTCAAAATTTGCATCCTCTAGCTCTAGTTTCTTCTCCTCAGCCTCTTGTAATAATTTTTGTTGTTTAAGTTGCTCATCTTGCTCAACTCTCCACTTCTCATAGTTCTCAGCACCTCTAACGGATCCTGTAAGCTCGTTAAGCTCATTATCCTCAAAGGTATCACTTGCTACAGGGATATACACACATCTACAGTTAGGATGGCGTGGGAGAGTAGGTTCCTCCCCCCTTTTGAATACTTTACCGTTATCATCTCTGCAATACTGGCAAGTTCTACTATCTCCGCCATTAGCACAGCGGTATCTAAGCTCCTCTACCCCAGTATCTTTATATACATCATCGTGAGCACAGTAGGTAACTCTCTTTGTTTCTGTCCTTGCTACCCTCTCAGCGTTATATCTGGCTGTATCTATACCTTTATTGATCCTATCCGTGATCTGAGGTATTCCCTCTCCCAGTATCATACTCTGAGTAAGTCCTACACGGAGATTTCTACCCAGCCTCTCCTTATCTTGCCAGAGCCTATCTGAGAACATAGCACCGCTCCACGGATAATCTAAGGTTTTCTGTATCAGAGCTGGATTAAGCCTGTTAAAATTAGCCTTTACCGTTATGCTCTGCCCCAGATCGTATACCTGCCTTAAAAACTGATCCGTATAGATATTACTAAGCCCTTGCCTAAAGGTAATCTGCTCTTTCT